GTAAAGGAAAAGAAAGAAAAAGAAGCAAGAGAAGCCTTTAACTATGCTAAGTCCTTACAAGACGAAAATAAAAGGTTAAGAGAGAATTTATCTAAAGGTGAAGATACTCTCCTAACTGAAGCTAAAGCTAGAGCAGAAGCAGAGCATAAGGCGGCTATGGATGCGTATAAAAAAGCCTATGAAGATGGTAACGCAGAGAATATGGCAGATGCGCAGTCTAGAATAGCTGAGGCTACACTTGCTAAAAACAAGTGGAAAGAGTACCAACCGAAGTATAAAAAGGATGAAAATTCCGAAAATACTTTACAAAACGACCCAAATAAGGTATATAATAGTAATCAAGTACCCGCTCCTGATGAAAAAGCGACTGCGTGGTTCGAGAAGAATCCGTGGTTCGGGGAAAATAAAGTTATGACTGCTGGTGCATATGCAATACACCAGGATTTAGTCGAAAGCGGTGTTGACCCTCGCACAGATAAATATTACGAGACAATAGACACTAGGCTTCGGCAAGAGTTTCCAAGCTACTTTGATAAAGGTAGTGAGGAGATTGATGACACGACTGAAGTGGTTACGGAAGAACCTACTACTAAAAGTCGCACGCCTAATGTCGTTGCTCCTGTCAAACGGGCCCCTTCTTCCAAGAAGATTAGACTTACTCAAACACAAGTGAGTATAGCAAAACGATTGGGTGTACCTCTAGAAGAGTACGCAAAACAAGTAGCCCATCTAAACAACTAATTAATAAAGGAGATTATAATGCCTCGTAAAGATAGAGAGTTAAACACAAGAGAAAAAACAACTCGTGTAAAAAACTGGGTTCCACCTCAACAATTACCAGACCCAAAGCCTCAAGATGGATTTCGATTCCGTTGGGTAAGAATTTCATTATTAGGGCAGTCTGATGACAGAAATGTTTCAGTCAAATTTCGTGAAGGTTGGGAACCAGTAAAAGCAGAAGAACATCCAGAGATTGTTACCCAGTATGGTTTTAACGGTAATAAAGATGGCAACATCGAATCTGGTGGACTTTTACTTTGTAAGATACCATCTGAAACTGCTGAGAGTAGAAATGAGTATTATGCTAATCAAAACTCACAACAGATGCAGGCGGTAGATAACAATTTTATGCGGGAAAACAATCCTCGTATGCCGCTTTTTAGTGATAAACGTTCGACTGTTTCCCGTGGAACAAAATAATTATTAGGAGTTTATTATGGCTTATCCAACTGTTGATGCTCCATACGGTTTAGTCCCAATTAATTTAATTGGTGGCCAACCTTATGCTGGCTCTACAAGGCAGATGAAGATCGCTTCTAACTATGGCACTGATATCTTTAATGGTGATGTCGTCAAGCGTGCAGCTGACGGTACTGTCCAAAAAGAAACAGGTACAGCCACAGTTACTGCCACAGGTGTAATTGGTGTTTTTGTAGGTGTTTCTTACACTGACCCAAATACAGAACAAAAAGTATTTAAGCAATATTACCCAGCTAGTACAGTAGCTTCTGACATTATGGCTTATGTGGTCGATGACCCAGACGCTTTATTTAAAGTTGCTGTTGTATCTTCTGGTACAACTATTGCAGGAACCGCATACGGTTCAATTGGAAGTAACGCAGCATTAGTGCAAAACACAGGAAGTACCAAAACTGGTAATTCTAAAGTTGCTATTGGCAGCGTTAATACTACACTATCATTACCATTAAGGATTGTTGACGTAGTCCATGAGACTGAAGATTCATCTGGTAATTACCCCGAAGTAATCGTTAAGTGGAACACACCTTATGAGAACAGTAATGTTGCTACAGGTGGTCACGCTTATATGACTGCTACAGGCTTATAATAAGGAGTATAAATAATGGCTATATCACGTGCACAATTATTAAAGGAACTCCTACCAGGTTTGAATGCCTTATTTGGTTTGGAGTATCAAAAATATGGGGAAGAGCATAAAGAAATCTTTGACCAAGAATCTTCAGAAAGAAGTTTTGAGGAAGAAGTAAAGCTCTCAGGTTTCAGTGCAGCACCAGTTAAAGACGAAGGTGCAGCAATATCTTACGACAATGCTCAAGAAGCATGGTCTGCTAGATACAACCATGAGACAATTGCTCTTGGATTTTCAATTACAGAAGAAGCTATGGAAGATAATCTGTATGACAGCTTATCAAGCAGATACACTAAAGCTCTTGCTAGAGCAATGGCGTATACAAAGCAAGTTAAAGGTGCTGCAGTTCTTAACAATGGCTTCAATAATAGCTACGTAGGTGGTGACGGTGTTGAGTTATTCTCTACAGCTCATCCACTTGTTTCTGGTGGTACAAACTCAAACGAGCCTTCAACTAACGTTGACTTGAATGAGACTTCACTAGAAGCTGCTATTATTCAGATCGCTGGTTGGACAGATGAGAGAGGTTTACTAATCGCATCTAGACCACTTAAGATGATCGTTCCTCCAAACTTACAGTTTGTTGCTACAAGACTCTTAGAGACTGAGCTTAGAACTGCAACTGCGGATAACGACATCAATGCGGTTAGATCAATGGGAGCTATCCCTCAAGGTTACACTGTGAATCACTTCTTAACAGATACTGATGCATGGTTCTTGAAAACTGATGTACCTAACGGTATGAAGTATTTTGTCAGAACTCCAATGCAAACAAGCATGGACGGAGACTTTGATACAGGTAACGCTAGATACAAAGCTCGTGAAAGATACAGCTTCGGCTGGTCTGACCCATTAGGTATGTGGGGTTCACAAGGAGCTTAAAAAGAACTCTCTCCAGAGTAACTCTACTTCCTCCTAGAGTTTGGGCCTATTCGCAAGTTTAGGCCCTTTTTTTTGGTTGATTATATCTACGTATAGGTATATGATTATAGTATTAGTTCTAGGATATTTAATCTTTACTAACTGACCTAGCAGACGTTGCAGAGATAGTAAAGAGAACCTTCTGCAAAAGGAAATAAAATGGCAAATACTACTTTTTCAGGTGCAGTCCGTTCTGAAAACGGATTCAAAACAATAGTTAAAAATTCTTCGACAGGCGCTTTAAGTAGCGATATGACCCTGTCTACTTACGTGGCTACTATCACAGTTGCTGATGGCGATACTACAGGTAAAGAGTCTGCAATAGGCATTCCATCTAACTTCATCCCTATGGGTGTAACTGTTGCAGTTACAACTGCTGCAGCTAATGCAGTTAATCTTGTTGATATTGGCACAGATGCTGATACTGATGGGTTCGTTGATGGTATTAGTGCTGCAGTTAATAGCACAGGATTCAAAGGTTTCTTCCCATGTAATGGTGTTTTAGGTATGTCAGGTGGTACAACTACCGCTGCTACAGCAACAGCAGATGAAGTTGAAGTTGTTCTTTCTGGTGACCCTGGTGGAGACACAGTAGTTGTTCTAAAGTTTTTTGGGTTATCAAGCACTTCTGACGCATCATAATAGGGGGTAATCATGGCAATGTCTGACGTAATCGCTGTTACTAGGACTTCTGATGGGACATTCGTTAGTGGACGAACTAGAGTAAAACAGTTAGTAGTACATACTTCTGGCTCTGGTTCCCCTGCGGTTGTTTTAAAAGACGGTGGTTCTGGTGGCGCAACAAAATTATCTCTTACCTACACAACAGGCGATGTACATTCGTTGAATATTCCTGAGAATGGGATATTGTTTGAAACAGATGTATATCTAGATTTAACTGCTTGTGATGGTGTAACAATATTTCACGGATAGGAGCCCTTAAATGGCTGCTAAGAAGTTAAATAAAAAAAGTATGCCTTGCAATAAGCCAAGGCGTACTCCTTCTCACCCCAAAAAATCCCACGTTGTAAAAGCCTGTCAAGGTGGCAAAAAGAAAATTATTCGTTTTGGACAACAAGGGAAAAAAGTTGGGACGCTATCAGGTACAGCAGGTAAACGTAAAAAAGGTGAATCTGCACGTATGAAAGCAAAACGTAAATCCTTTAAGGCAAGACACGCTAAGAATATTAAGCGAGGTAAGATGTCAGCAGCTTATTGGGCAGATAAAGTCAAATGGTAGGAAAAGATATGGATGACTTAAAAACAATGGCTGATGGTTCAGCAGTAACACTAGGATTAGGAACTTTTATGAATTATGTGAATCTCCCTTTAATTATCCAAATACTTACAATAGCATGGTTAGTTCTCAGAATATGGGAATCTGCTACTGTACGTAGATGGTTTAAAAAAGATACAGAAGATTTTGTAATGGGCGATGTTCCTAATACAGACGAAGCAGTAATAACACAAACTAAGAAGACACGTAAAAAGAAAGGTGGTAAATAGTATGGCTTACGGGAAAAAGAAACCTAAAAAAATGATGGGTGGCGGTAAAGTCATGAAATATAAAAACGGTGGAATGACTGAAGAAGAAAAGAAAAAGAAAGAGAAAAAGGAATATGATAAAGAGTATGAAAAGAGGTTTAATGAAAAACCACTTGACCAAGCATACAATTCTCCTGCTAGTAAACTGCGTAGGATGGAACGTAAGATGCTGCCTAAAATTAAACAAAAAATTAAAGGCGCAGAAGGTAAAGTTAAAGATAAACTTAAAAAATTATTAGAAAACGCTGATAATAGTTTAGGTAGGGATACAATGGGTTATAAAAAAGGCGGTAAAGTAAAACGTATGTCTTGCCCAGTAGACGGTATGGCAAAACGAGGTAAGACTAAGGTTAGAAGAAAAGGTCGATAGCTATGATGAACTGTCGAGGTATGGGTAAAACCAGAAAGATGAAAAAAGGCGGTACTGTAAAAGATGCTTGTTATCGTAAAGTAAAAGCTAGCTACAAAGTCTTTCCTAGTGCTTATGCTTCAGGTGCTATTGCTAAATGTAGAAAGAAAAGAGGCGGAGGCAAGTAGTGGCAGTTAGAAAGACCAAAAAAGGTCTAGCCCTAAAACGATGGTTTAAAGAAGACTGGAAAGATGTAAGAACTGGCAAAGCCTGTGGTAGAAAAAAAGGGGAGAAACGTGGCACTCCTTATTGCAGACCTAGTAAACGAGTATCTAGTAAAACTCCAAAAACATCTGGAGAAATGACAGCCGCTGAAAAGAAATCAAGAATAGCACAAAAGAAAAGATTAGGACAACCAGCAGGTAGCCCACGTAGAGTTGCCTCATTAAGAAGAAGGAAAAAGAAAACATAATGGAAAAGGAGAAAGTATGGCAAAAGGTGTACCGCATTATTTTAGAGATGGGCGAGAACATAAAGGAGGAGTGCATAAGATGCCTGATGGTAAGCTACATTCAGGTAAAACACACGGTAAGACAAGCAAAAGGTTATATCATCTTAAAGAACTCCCTAAAACTACTCAAGAAAAAATTAGGAAGCGCAAAAAGAAAAGTTAAATACGTTTGCTGTAAAGTTAGGGAGGATAAAACAGATACATCATGCAAGTGCGAGGAAAAGAAAAAGTAGTTTGTAGTAAATGTGGGGAGTCTAAGAAGTTAGAAGATTATCCATATCGTAAGGAAACAAATAAACATCGTCCATATTGTAAAGAATGTAAGAACAAGGAAGGTCGTGAATGGTATCAAAAAGGACGCAACGCAGAGAAAACTAAGGCTCAAGTGCGTAAGTACAAAAGAGATAATAAAGATAAACTCCGTTGCTCTAGACATAATATTGATACAAACATCCTTTATAATATGTTGGATAAACAACATTATAAGTGTAAAATATGTGGTATAGAAGGAACTATAAAAACTTTATTTATAGACCATGACCACAGCACAGGTAAAGTAAGAGGTTTACTCTGTCATTACTGTAACACAGGGTTAGGTTTTTTTAAAGATAGTACAAGTAGTTTAAAAAGTGCGATTAAATATTTAAAGGCAGATTATGGCAACTAGTGGAACAGCAACATTCAATCCAGAAATAGTAGAGATTGTAGAAGATGCGTATGAAAGATGTGGACTAGAATTACGTAGTGGATATGATTTAAAAACAGCAAGACGTAGTCTAGATATTATGGCTGCTGAGTGGTCTAATAAAGGTATTAATTTGTGGACAGTTGAATCTGGCACAGTTGCACTAACTACAGGAACAGCTACTTATACTTTACCAGCAGATACGATTGATTTATTAGAAACAGTTATAAGGACTGGGAGTGGTTCCAACCAACAAGATTTATCTATTAACCGAATTTCAGTTTCAACATATGCAACCATACCAAACAAAAACAACCAAGGGAGACCAATACAAATCTATGTCGATAGGCAAGCCACACCAAAAGTTAATGTCTGGCCAACACCAGACTCGTCCGCAACTTATACGTTGGTTTACTGGAGGCTTAGAAGAATTGAAGATGCAGGTCGTGCTGGTAGTAATACTTATGATGTGCCTTCACGTTTCCTTCCTTGCCTTGTTGCTGGACTTGCTTATCATATCGCCATTAAGCGCCCTGAAGTTGGACTTGACAGGGTTACGTTCCTTAAAGCAGCGTATGATGAACAGTTTACTCTCGCTGCAGATGAAGATAGAGACAAATCATCAATCAATTTTGCACCGAACATTACCTCATAAGGAGACTAATATGAAAGATAAAACAACATACCAACAACCAAAACCTGTTCCAGTTCCAGACTTTGCAGGGTACCCAGATAAGACTGCTAATACACAGACTAACAAAATGAAGGGTTCAGGCGCTGCAACTAAAGGGACAGGGTTTTCTAAAAGAACTGCTTAATGACTCAGTTTGCTAGTGGTAAACTCGCATTTGGGTTTTGCGATATTTGTGGTTTTAGGTATAATTTAAATGAGTTAAAAGAATTAACTAGAAGGAATAAATTAGTTAATATTAGGGCTTGTCCTGAATGTTGGGGCCCTGACCACCCACAAAATAATTTGGGTAGCTTTCCTGTTGATGACCCACAGGCACTTAGAGACCCAAGACCTACTGGCGCTACATCAGGTAGGGGGTTATTTGGTTATGACCCTGTACTAGGACAAAAAGTAAATATGGCTGTAGGTAAAGTAACTGTAAGGATAGGATAATGAATTATACCCAACTGGTACAAGCGATAAAAGATTATACAGAAAGTACTGAGACGTCTTTCGTCAGTCATATTAATGAATTTATACAACAAGCAGAAAAGAAAATTTATAACGAAGTACAACTTCCTTATTTAAGAAAGAATGTAACAGGTAATACAACATCAGGAAATAAGTATGTACAAACTCCTTCTGATTTTTTAGCAGTATATTCTATGGCTATTATTGATAGTAGTAGCGATCAACATTTTTTATTAAATAAAGACGTTAACTTTATTAGAGAAGCGTATGCAAATGCATCGACTCAAGCGCAACCAAAATACTATGCGCTTTTTGACCATAACACTTTTATTTTAGGCCCAACGCCTAATAGTGCTTATGATGTAGAATTACATTATTACTACTACCCAACATCTATTGTAACTGCTTCAACTACATGGTTGGGAGATAATTATGAACAGGCTTTATTGTATGCGTGTTTAGTTCAAGCGTATACGTATTTAAAAGGAGACCCTGATTTGATGGTTAATTATGAAAAACAATATCAGGAAAATATGGTTCAACTTAAAATGCTTGGTGATGGAAAAGATAGGCGTGATGCTTATCGTTCTGGACAAGTTAGATACGAGGTTAAATAATGCAAAGTGCTTTACTTGATACATTAGTTGGAGAAGCAAAAGTTATATCAACACAGGGTCGTGGTATGACTCCTGAAGAAATTGCTGATCTAGCGTTAGATAAAATTTTACATGTAGCAGATACAGCTCACCCTGCACTCAAAGAACAAGCTAGAGCATTTAAAGAAGATTTAAGAAAGATATTAGTGTTGTATATGAAACAAGCCATTAAAAGTGACCGTACAACATTATTTAATAAACTGAAAGACGCTGGGCTAACAAATGCAGCGAACATCATTACAAAGATATAGGAGTTTTTATGGCTATCACACAAGCAGTTGCTACATCATTTAAAAAACAGTTACTAGAAGGGGCGCATGATTTTCGCTCTGGTGGTGACACAATTAAAATAGCACTTTATACAAGTTCGGCATCTCTCGATGCATCAACTACAGCTTATACTACAAGTAACGAAACATCAGGTACAGGTTATAGTGCAGGGGGTCAAGAGCTAACTAAAGTTGCACCAACATCATCAGGTACTACAGCGTTTATTGATTTTGCTGATGAGACTTTTTCTACAGCTACAATTACAGCAAGAGGTGCGTTAATTTACAATACAACGCCAACACATACATACACTAACCCTGCTATAGTTGTATTAGATTTTGGTGGAGATAAAACTTCTACCGCAGGGGATTTTACAATCATCTTTCCAACTGCTGATGCATCAAGCGCAATTTTAAGGTTAGCATAAATGGCTTTAGTATTTAAGGATAGAGTACGAGAAACGACAACAACGACTGGCACGGGTACAATTACTCTTGCTGGCGCTGTAACAGGTTTTGATGCTTTTTCCGAGATAGGTGATGGCAACACCACCTATTATGCTATTGTTCATCGTTCTGCTAATGAGTGGGAAGTTGGTACAGGAACATATACTGCATCAGGTACAACACTAGCTAGAACAACAGTTTTAGCGTCATCAAATTCAGGTTCAGCTACAGACTTTGCTGCGGGAACAAAAGATGTTTTTACAACCTACCCAGCAGGTAAAGCAGTTGATACAACGAAAGCTGAAGAAACAGCAATTCAGTTTGCAATAGCATTAGGATAATATTATGGCATTTAAATCTAAAACATCATCAAGCATTGGTACAAGTGGTTCTGCTACAACAGTTACAGATACAGTAGCGGCATCTACAACACATACAATTATTGGTTTATCTTTATCAAATAAAACAACTTCTAATATTACTGTTACTGCTTCAATTACTAAAAACTCAGGAACATTAACCTTCCTTGTTAAAGATGCAACAGTTCTTCCAGGGGGTGCATTAGTTGTAATTGGTGGAGATCAAAAATTAGTTTTAGAAGCAGGTGATGTTGTTCAAGCATATTCAAGTGCATCAACTTCTGCTGATGCTGTAGTTAGTTATTTAGTATAGGAGATTAGATGGCAACGATAGGTAATGCACCAGTCTTTCCAACACGAAGTGTTCTACCAGGTAATTTAACTGTTACAGGAACTAGTGCGACTGTAAATGGAAATGAAGTAAGAACTGTAGGAACAAGTGGGGCTATTATTCAAGTGAAACAAAGTGTTGAACAGACTAGAATATCCTTTGGTACATCTTTAGCTAATGCTCTTACTTGTTCTATAACTCCATCATCTACATCAAATAAAATTTTAGTAAAATGTGAATTAATTTGGGGAAGATCGCAAGATGATTATGGTGCTTTTTGGTTTTATCGAGATGATGTTCTTATTAGCGGAGCTACAGCAACAAGTGGAACTGGTAATATGGTAAATGCAGCTGGACAAATTTCTAATAGAGGAAATAATGCTAGTGATGTGTATTTTCAACAAGCTGGAGCAGCCTCTTTTTTAGATTCTCCATCAACGACATCTTCAACAACTTATCAGATAAAAGCTAAATGCACTTATGGATCAAATATATTCTTAAATTCATCTTCCAATCAAAATAATGCTGGTCATACTATTCATGGAATTTCTTCACTTACACTTATGGAGGTAGTAGCCTAATGGTAGATATTGTTGATGCTTTAAGAAGTTTAAGACCTGGTGCAGGTTATGTAGTTAGAGGTAATGAGTTAGAGTGGTTAGACACAAACCAAACTCGACCAACAGACGCAGAAATAAATACAGAAGTAACAAGACTTCAAGCAGAGTATGATGCTAATAAATATCAAAGAGATAGGGTATACCCATCAATACAAGATCAACTCGATATGCAGTATTGGGATAAAGTTAATGGAACAACAACTTGGCAAGATGCGATTGCTAAAGTTAAAGCAGATACACCAAAGCCAGGAGAGTAAATGAGTTATATAGGAAACGCACCAGGAGTTGCATCACAAAGATTAGTAAATGAATTTACTGCAACATCTGGACAAACGACTTTTACACTAACCAATGCTTATACTGTAGGGTATGTTGATGTTTATTTAAATGGAGTTAAGTTAGTAAATGGAGATGATTATACAGCTACTAATGGAATA